ACCCGCACCCACAGCACCACGCACCTGATCGATGCGAAGCTTGTCGGTGAAATACTTCAGCGGTGCGCCACGGCCTTCGAGCTTGGCTTGCACCACGGGCTCCATGGACATGGGCATCAAGAGGTCAACCGTGACTTCAAGGCCAGCGTCTTTTTCCAAGTCAGTGATGACCTGAATTGGCGTGCGAGCGCGTTTGCTCTCGGATGCCATGGAAGACGAAAAGTACGACTCGCGGTTGATGGCAACAGCGAGGTCAGTACCCCATTTCTTTACTTCTTGCGGGTCATTGACCCCGAACTTGGTTTGCATATAGTGCTCCTGGTTAGATTTCCACAGGGCTGCACTACTGCGCGGCCAATTGACGAAATTAAGGCTTTCGTTACGCCTTTACCCTCATCACCTCACGCCCAACTTCGCAAAATTCGCCATGGCTGGCGTCATGCGATGCACGGTGGTCGGCTTGGTGAAGTCCAATCGAATCCGAGCGCGTTGCCCGGATTTCTCTTCAATTCGCAATTTGATGCCATCACCGATGGCGATTGACTCGCCAGGGCGGATTTCACCAAACCACGTATTCTTTTCGGTCACTCTGCCATCCATCGGTCACGTTGATCGTTTGACAATGCTGCGTGCGCCTTCTCCAGTGCAAGGCCTTCAAGATTGCGCATGTGTGCAAACTCGTCGGCATTGACTGAACCAGTTGCTGCAACAGGTACGCTACGAAGTGTCGGGGGAATTTCAGCCGGGTCAACTCCATTGCGGGCAGTGGGTGCCACTTTTTTTGCAGCAGGCACAAAGCCCAAGTCGTCCTTGGTCAGCCGGTGCGCCTCGGCCAGAAACCACGGGGCATCCCGGTTCTCGTTCTTCGGGTCCGCACCCAAGGCTTTCAGATTGGTGTTGTACGCAGCCAGCAGGGCAGGCTTGGCTTTGTAGTCCAGTCCTTCGGCCTTGAATGCGTTGAATGCCTGCGCTTCGGACTTACTCCACTCGGCGCGTGCGCTCTGCTCTGCCGCTTGGGTGTTGGCCTGCTCAAAGATGCTGGCAGTCAGCGCCTTGGTCTTGAGCTCGTCTTTGGCCACTTCAGTGCGGTCTCGGATTTCTTGGTACGCATCAGCTTCGATCTCACCGGCCATCAGTTGCTTGAAGGCGGTGCGCTCTTCCGTGGTGAGTGCTGCAATCTGCTCTTTGGCATCGGCCGGCACCTCGGCGCTGTACTGCGGCACAAAGGTTTCGCGTGGCACTTGTTCCACTTCAACCTTGGGAGCAGCAGCGGCAGCGGCCTCTTGTTCGGCGGCTGCAGCGGCATGTGGATCACTGGCACTTGTTCCACTGTCATCGGCTGGCACATCCAGCAAAGCGGCAATTTCGGACTTGGCAAGCATGCTCAGGTCCTGCTCGGTGTAGCCCTGTGCGTTGAGGGTGGCGAGGTCGGTTTCGTTGATGTCGAGTGTCATGGTGGGTTCTCTCTTGGTGGTGATTAATTAAGGTCTGCGTTCAGTGTCATCGTGTCGATGCCATTCCCGGTGCTTGAATCAAGCGCCATTGCGACTTCAACTGCTTCTGGTGCTGTTTTGCCAAGGTGCATTGCAGCCATTGCGTAATCGCGGCCTGAACCGATGGCATAGAAGGGTGATTCGATCTTGAATGGGATTGGCCCACGCTCGAATTTCAGAATGGTCTTGTCTGGCTGGATTACGAGAAGCCCAACGAAGTCAGAGTTATCACGCTGAAACGGTGGAAGCTTCTCCGGGTTTGCCCCTGCTGCAAACCACGCCACAGTCTCCTGAATGCGGTCGAAGTCTCCGGCGGCGGCAACCAAACACCCGCGCGCACGAAACAGCTTGGTAACGACAAATATCATTCCGCTGTTCACTGCGCGCTTGTCTGCGGCCAGTGTGTGGCCGTCCCATGCGATGGTGGTCACTCGATAACCATCCAGTCTTCAGCCAACACGTCGGTCTGACTGGCAAGCCATGGAACAAACTTTTCATCGGCTGTCTTCATGCCGATCCACGGCAGCGCGTTCAGGGCGGCATACTCAAAGGCGATCTTGTCTGCCAAATCAGCAGGAACTAGCTTGAGCCACATACCCTTGCCATTCCATCCTGAACGTGCAACACGCTTTCCCAACTTAAGCATGTGCAGCGCGTCACCAAATGTCAGCGCCTGCACAGGGCCTTCAATGTCGCGGTAGGCGGCTTCAAACTGAGCCTTGGGACTCCAGCTTGTGTAGCCATCCTCATACTTGACGACATAGCCGGGTGCTCCATCTTTTCCGACTGCGGCCCAAGCTGTGATGATTTTTGTTCCAATGTATTTGTGTGTCATGGTTCTCTTTCGTGGATGGTTAAATCATTGGCCCGTTGTCGGCGCCTGTTGGGGTTTCAATGCCTGCTTGCATGCCTTCCAGCCCAGTTGCGCTGTCTGGCGGCGCTTGCGGCACCATGGCCGGGTCGATGCCCTGCTCTTGTTGTGCTGGGTCCGATGCCGGGATTCCGGCTTCGGGATTTACTGGCACTTGTTCCACTGGCGCGGCAATTTCCGGCTGCGGGATGTTGGGGTCTTGCCCTGCCTGGTCCTTGAAGCCTGCACCCTGTGCAATCGTGTCGGCAATCGGGGCTACCGTGGGGTTCAGTGCCACCACTTGAGCTGCTTGGAGTGCGCTGAACATGGCTTCCACCCGCTTCAACAGGGCTTCGGTGTCCAGTTTTGCAATCTTTCCCTTGAGTTCGTCCAGTTGCAGTTGAATTTGCTCCTTCTGCATGGCCTTGGCTTCCTTGGCCTCGGCTTCGCCCTGTTGCATGGCCTGCTGCTCTTCGGGTGTCGGTGCTTTGGTCGGGTCGCGCTGGCCGTTGAGCTTGCGAATGCGCGACACCCACTCGTCCTTGCTCTTAATTTCAGCCGAATCAACGACCAAATCCAGCACATTCATGACCACCTGGGGTGCATACGTGGCAATCTTTCCTAGCAGCTCCATCATTTGTTCCATTGCAGCCTGGGCGTAGGTTTCGCGGTAGTCGCGCTCACCAATGATGTAGTCGGCCTCGTTGCTGGCGATGTCGTTCAGCACCGAACCATCTTCCTGCGGGTCGTTCACCGTCACCCATTGCACCGGCTGGCCTTCGCCAACAACCCGGATCACCTGCTTTTCGGTCATGAACTGCTCAATGTGGCTCAATCGCAGGCGCCCGGCCAGTTGCTTCGCCAGACGCAGGTTATCGGGCAACTCGCTCACCACCAGTGAGCCTTGATCTTGCTGCAGTCCGATGGCCTTGCCTGAAATGGCGTTGGAGTCACGCCCAAGATTGGCATCCGTCACGCCCCCCGCATTGCGCAGCATTTCACGGTCAAACGCCAGCAGTTCAAGGTTTGATTGCATGTCGGCCGTAGGCTTGTCAAAGCGCACCATGTCCAGCCGCTTGACTTCAAGAGCCATGTCCGGGCGTGCCGCCTCTTGGCGTGCCACTTCTGCGTCCTTGAATGCGCCTGCTTCGTAGGTCATGCGGTTGCTCGATGCCGCATAGATGGCCTTGGATGCCCGCTTGTTGATGTCGTCGTTGATGTCGCGCATACCACGCATGAGGCCGTAGCAAAGCCCATCCCGCCCGCGCCGGTAGCCCCAGATTGGCACCAGCAGGAAGTTTTGATGCTTGAGCGGACTCTTGCCATCCCACAAGGGCGCGGCCTCGGTGGCAATCATCACACGCATGCGCTGGGTCACTGCGGAATACATCTTCCAGCGATCAGTTTCGAGCTGGGTATGGCCTGGGTTCTTCGGGTTAAATTCCTTGCCGCGTTGTGGGCCACTGGCAAACACCTTGATCGCCTCTGGCACGCGGTACCAGCACTCAATCAGGTTCACTGACAGTCGGCGCCCGCTGTCCTTGACCTCCGAGCCGCCAATGTAGGCCGAACGGTCACGGAACTGGCTCGATAGCCCGGTGCCGACGTTCATGTCAGTGGCGCCGGTCAGTCGCTCACCCAAGTACCAGACATCATCGCCATTGGCGGCGCCATGTTCCACATCCGAGATGCCCGCCTGCTGCACAAGGTGCTGGCGTGCGTTTGGCAGTAGCGCGATGGCATAGTCCAGATCGGTCTGCTTGCGCCGGAACTGGTAGCGGGCGTCTTTGAGGTCAAACAGGCGGCTGCGTGAGTCCCGATACACATTGCGCCAGTCCTCTGAGCCGGAATAGATGATGTTCTCGCCCGGGTCGGTGTTGATGCCCTCTTCCAGCCAGCCCAAGCCACCCATGACGGCCTGTTTGTATGCCTTGGACTCATGCCACTGCGACAAGTTGGAGTCGCTGACAAACTTGAACACCTTGCTCTTGATTTCGGCGCTTTGTTGGTCGGCTTCTTCGCGCGGGAGGATGTGTTCTTCCATGCGCATGCGCTTCTGCACGCCACACACCCAATCAATTGTCTGGCGTGACTCATTGAATACCAGCGGTGCCTGCCCACGATCCATCAGCACCTGGGCTTCTTCTTCGCGCCACTGCAAATGGTCGTAGTAGTCGTTGTCGATGGCCATCTGAATGCGTTCTTCACCCTGCAAGTCGCGTTCATCACGCAGGGCCGTCATCAGTGTGGCATGGCGCTTGAGTGTGTTTTCGTCGCTGCGTGCCTGCGTGTCAGGATTCAATACCTGCTTGTCGGGCAGGCTGGCCACGTTCACGGGCGTGTCATTGGAAGGTCCAAACATCAGATTAGCTCCTGGTGCACCACTTGGCCATTCACTTTGGCCGTGGCTTCAATGCCATGAATGGCGCGCTTGAGGTCGAGTGCGCCAGGCTGGTCGCAGGGCATGCGGATC